CGTTCCCGCGAAGAAAACTCTGCACGAACCAGAGCTTCCTTTGCGAGTGTGTCGGGATGAACTTTTCCAGTCAGCTTCTTCTCAGCTGTCTTTTTATATTTGTCCATTTATATTTGTCCTTGTGCCATCATTTCAGCCATCATAGCCTCTTCTTCTTCAGAAGAAACGGCTGATGCTGGGGAAACGGGTAAATTGTTCGACATTGCTTGGATACCCATCATAGCGAGTTGAAATAATTCTTCAAAGTCAGGACGGGGTGGCAATGACAAACCATCTTTAGCAGCTTCTAAAGCAAGCTTAGACCACTCTTGATTAGACTTGTCAAGAGCTACTGCTAGTTGTTTAGTGTTATCTTGCAGAGAATTATCTGCTTGAACTTGTGTATAACGAACATTAGCTTCATTAAGAGCCATTTGAGTTTGCTGCATAGCTTGCTGCGTCTCTTGCTCTATCTGAGCCTGCTGTTGTTGTTGGGCCATAGCTTGTTGAGCTTCTTGTTGGAACACTGGATCTTCATAATCTCGAAGATATTTAGTTGGATCTAATCCCATAGCTTGAATAGACTCATAAGCGAGCGCCAATCCAGCTTCTGGTTTAATTGCTATGCCTTGTCCTGCTGCTTGTAAAGCAGGGAGAATTTGTTGGCCGATGTTCGTAACTTTTTGGAGACGCGATTCATTGCTGTTTTCTCCAACATTAATATTTACTTCAACATCCATTGTTTCTGGAAGTTTAGAAACATCAACCATGCTATATACACCAGCAGAAGTAGGTGTGTTATACAAAGTTTCTTTCATATTTTGTCGCATCAAATGGTAGATACCAAGCATACAACGTTTAAATCCAGTTTCAGCGAATCGACGTACAATATGTTGTATTCGCTTTTGAGCTGCCGATTGTACTTGTGATAATTTTTGTTCACTATTTCCTGATACATAAAGTGTATCATTAAGGCCTTGAGCAGCCTTTGACATGCCCGTAGCTTGTTCTTTATGAAGTTGTAAAAACTCAAGAAGAGGTACAGTACCCGTAGACATAGCTTCAGGCGGCATAGAAGAAACTGCCGCAGCTGGATTGCCATTAGTAGCAATTAACTGTTTAGGCTTCATATTTTGGAGTGCGCTAAAATCAACAACATTCGGATCAGCTAATTTTGGAGAATAATTAGTAAGGTAAGTATTTTCTACGAATCCCCGTAAAATTGCTGTGCTTGCCAAAGTAGATGAGCGAACCATGTCAGCCATTGAAAGACCATAAAATTCATGCGGTACTTCAAATGGGCTAATAGCAGCTAGCGGAATCATATCAATATCTTCTTCGTAAAGAATATGATTTCCTACAGTAATAAAGTGTTTAAGTTCAGCTACACCATCACCATCACGATCTACACGAAACCATGATTCTGTTACAGAAACTTCTGTATTAGCTTCTGTACCAAATATATCACCAACATTAGGTTCGTCATAATATTCTTGGCCAGTAACTTCTTTACGAACAGAACGTTCTTCGCTATAAACATCAAATGATTGGCCGTAGGATTGACCGAGACGATCCCAGTCACCAACGTTATCAGCAACTTCAGGCCATTGTTTACGAATTTCGGAGCGGGTCATATCCCGTTGAATAGCAATAAAGTTCGCGTCTTCAATAGAAGATGCATCACGATCAATACGAAAATCTTCTGGTGGAACTACTTCAAGTTTAACACCTGATTTATCGACTTTACGTTTAATACGAACATCTTTATAAACAGCTTCTTCAAGATTAAAATCGTTTTCAATCATAAGATCGCCAACAATTTCTACGTTGTCATCTGCAAGAAGCTCATCGAGAGCTATTTGATTAATACTTTCGTATTCTTCAAAACGATATTCATATTCTTCACAATAATCCCAACGAATAACTGCGGTCTTCCAAAGAAGAGCAGATTTTACCCATGTATTAAAAATTGTCCAACCATCATTCTTTTTAAAAATGCAGTAATTAACTACATCAGAAGCTTGTTGGGCGCTCATAAGTGCCGCAGGACTAGTTGAATAAGGAAGAAAGCGAGCTAACTTTTGATTTTCAAACATAAGTTCTGAAATAATAGCTGAATATGCTTCAATAACTTCAGTTGTATCTGATGAAACAATGCTCGATACACCTTGAGGTGAAAGATGATCTTTAGCTAAACCAGCATACTCATAAGTAGCTTTGATTCTTTCCCTAGTCAGATCGGATGAGCTAAGAAAGTGACCAACACTGTGCATCACACCTGAATCAATCATATTGATCAGTTGATCATCAGTAATAGCCTCTTGATAGCCACGTGCTTTTTGTGCCATGTCAATGACTCCTATCAATCTGTCTATCTAATAAAAGTTTTATTTAAGACTTTTTAGTCTTTCTTTTTGATTTTTTAGATTTAGTAGAAACAACTTTATTCAAAACTTTAGCTTGTGCAGCATGTGTTTTTGAAGCTTTGTTTAAACCTTTTATAACTTTTTTAATTTGTGATTTATTTTGTTTTGTAACCATTTTTATTTCCTCTTAAAAAATTGGTGAGGGTTTTTATCTCCACCCGATAACCCTCAACGAGCGAGGACAATGGAGATTACTGAGGCTTTTCGCCGCGAATGTTTAAATTAACGTGCTTCGTCGGCTTTGCCTTGTCTTCTTTAGTTCGTTTAATCGGGTTATTCATAATTTTATTTAACTGCTTTTGTTCAGATGCAGTTACTTTTCCTAAATAAGGTTTACTCATATTATCCTCTTAAGTAGCTAACCAAAATAAATATGCAATTACACCTAGTCTAAATATCCAACGGATAATAAATAATCCAACAAAAATTTTAAACCAACGATAATTTTTTATTTTGTTAAACCACCTTTTTAACATTAAAACATTCCCATGCTGCCTAAATCTTGTGCCATCCAAGCTGCTTGTATTAATTCAGCGATCATATTAATTTCATTAAAAAATTCTTTTATAGCATTAATCATTGTGTCCTTCTTTCATTGCTGATTTTAAAAAATTATTCATTGGTTGAATACCAATTTCTTCTCGAACAAATTTAATTGGTGTTGCAAGATTATATTCAAAAGGATAGTCCTTTACTTTTAATCCTAATTGACGTTTTTTAACTTCTTTAATTAGTCGTAAAGCTTTAAATATTTTTTTTGGATTTTTAATAATAACAAAAATTAATCCATACAAAGAAATAACCTTTAAACCGTCATAACCACCTTGAAGATATTGTGTGTAAACTGCACTAAACTCACCGTTTTGTGTTGTATTATATTCAAACAAAAGATGATAAAGATCATGTAATATTATTTCGCGTGATTCATAACTCGAAGAATAACTTTTAGTTTGTAAAAGAAAACGAGCGAAATCAATTTCATTATTATACATTTTATAATAAAATTCTTTTCCTAAAGAACCATCTGGTAACTTTTTAAGATTATCGTAATCCGATAATAAATCTTTTAAATTAAATTTTAAAATATTTTTATTTTGTTTTACAGACAAAAATCTTTCTTTTTCTTTATTAAATCTTTTTAATCCAAAAGATTCAATTGTTTTTAATACATAAGGAACTTTATTTTCTGGCTTAGAATTTAAAGCCTTTCGCGTATAATATAAAGCTTTAAACATCTTTATCTCCATGCTGGCCCATTAGACCAACATACTAGAGAATATCTAATTCCTGTTTCAACAGGAGTTACTCTATGTTTTAAATAAGATGGAAAGAAAATTCCATCTCCCGCTTTTAAAAAATTTTGCGGTTTATCTAAATGATCTAACTCAAGCTTACCACCAGTATACTCAGTAATATTATTTAAAAGAATTACCATAGATAATTTTCTTAATTGTTTATTAGTTGAATTATAAAGAACATCTTCATGCCAATCATAAAAAGCTTTTGTTTCGCTATTATAAACACCGAATTGAGGAGCTTCATTATAATTTAAATCATAATTAAACCATTCGGAATTAACTCTTTTAATTAATCTATCGACCGATAAATGTAAATTATTTTCAAAAGAATTATTACCTGCAATATCTTGCGTAAATCGAATATCAGTTTTTCTAATGTTTTCGTTAACAGAATTTCCTTCAATTGTTGCGTTAATTGTTTCTTTATTACTAAAGTAGTCAATTATTTCTTGACAATATTCTTTAGTAAAAGCTTGTGGAACATTATACCACATTTTGTCCTCATTAAAATTTAATCTCGACTTAGTCTAAATACTTTTGTATTATTACTTGCATTTACTTCTATATTATTAGATGTAATTTTATACGCTTTGTAAATAGAAAGTGTTGTCGAGCCTTTAGTTACTTCCTCACTAAATATCATATAACAAATATTCCCTGTTTTTTCTAGTACAGCAGAAGTTCCTGCAGGAATGTCACGATATTTTATTGTCCAAGCATCTGGATTACCATCGATACGTTGGAAACAAAGTAAATCACTGCTATCTCCTGTTACCGATAATTTAGCAAAAGAAGAAGGCATACTCCAAGTCATTAGAATATCACGCCATTTAGTTTGAGTAAATTCAGTAGTATAAGTTACAGTGTATTTATTATCATTAAATTCGTATTTACAACCAATCGAAGCTAAATTATTTTCTTGATTAAACCAAGAAATATAATTTGCTTTTACTTCTTCATTTGCTTCAGGTTCTAATTCAAGTTCAATTTTAATAGAGCCTTTTGTTAAAGCATGATTTTGCCCTGATCTCGTTAATCCTGGATAATCAGGATGATAAACTATTTCACCAAAATTATGTGGTAAATCTGAAGCTGCATCTGATCTAGACATAAATCTTCCATTCGGTTGATTTACTGCTGCAGCTACTACAATATTATTATCATAAACAGCTTGATGTGTGAATTCAAAATCTGTATCTGTGGACATAATTTATAATTCCTCAGAAGTTTTTTGATCACCCGCAACAGCGGCAGGATCTTTTACTCTTTGATATTCGCGTTCACACGCAGGCATTAAATCTTCTGGCCAAGTTTCAAATAAAGTATGAATTAAATCATCTGAACCTGATCCAATTTTTCGATAAATAACTTCTCTTGTTTCTTCATTTTGATAAAGAATTTCAAGCATTAGATGTCCTCCTATGCAAAAATTAATTTAACATTGTTAACACTACTAGTAGAAATAGTAGGATTAGAATAAGCAGAATTCAACCAAAAATATTCAATTGCAAAAGTTCCACTACCAAAAGAATTATTTCTAAATGTAGCACTACTTAAATCATCGAAATCATTAGTAGTGCCATTAACTTGGATATATCTTATTTTTGCTAATTCTTGAGCAAGATTAGCTGCGGAACTAGAAGCGTTAGTGTAACCTATAAAAACGTGGTAAGCAGTAGAAGTAGTAAAAATACCTAATATTTCAATATTGTTAATATTACTATCTGCGGATAATACCGCATCAGAATCAGTTGCTCCTGATAAAGAACCAAAACCAGAACTACTTAGAAAATAACCGCTATGCGCGTATCCAGTACGACCACCACCGCCACTTGCCCCATTAAAACCAAATTCCCATTCTCCTGTGTCGTGACCGTACAACTGAGACATGCTTGCACTGCCAGAAGTAATAGGATTAAGATTAGTGGTTCCATCATATTTTTTACTGTTAGTAACAGTTAATCCGTAGTAATCATTTTTACTTCTAGAACTACCTGTAACATTACCTTTAGAATCAGTACTATTACTCCAGCTACTATAGGAACCTGCAGACCTTAAAGTTCCGCGTGATACAGTACAAAAAGGATCAATAAATTCTGGAGAACCAAATGGCCCATTAAAATTGTGAATGTCTGTTAAATTGGAAAAAGTTTCCGAAGTACCACTACCAGAAATGACCAGTGTTTCAGAAGGATTTTTATATCTTACACGTTGAGTAAAACTAGTACTTACAGTACCACTACCATTAGCGCCTGTTGCATTTTGTTGAGTTCTAGTTCTCCAATAAGTATCAGAAGTACTAACGTAGGCATTACTTAAAGACATAGCAACATTGTTACGTTTTAATTCGTGCAAACTGCCACCAGTTCTAAAGTCTCCTAAAGAAATAGAACTAGAAATATCATAAAGATTTCTAAGATTGTTTAAACTAATAGCACCAGAAGATATGGAAAGTTTTGCCATAATGAGCCTCCAGGAATAGTTGGGAGCTACTATTTAGCAGCCCCCTTTAATTCTTCTACTTCGTTTTTAAGTTCTTTAATTGCTTCAATAAGAAGGGGAACTAATTTTTCATAACGAACAGTTAAATACTTATCATCAATAGGTGCTGGTACAACAATTTCAGGAAGAATGATTTGTACTTCTTGTGCAGAAACACCAACTTCTTTTTCTTTTTTGTATCCTAGTTCCACAGCAACATCATTAGCTTCATAA